GCGACTGGCGATCATGGCGATGTTATTGATCTAGTTCGCACCATACACGGCAGCACACTGCTCGATTCGATTGACTGGATCAAAAAGCGGTTTGGCATTCGAGATACCGATCAGGCTAAAAAATTAAAAGCGCCGGTAAAAAAATACAACACCCCAATTATGCCAGCTGCTAACGAGGCAAGCCCAAATCTGCACAGATACTTAGAGGGCAGAGGCTTTAGAGATGTAGGAGAGATATGCCACAGCTGGAAGCTGTACGAGGCTGGTAATGATGCAAAAGCGGACTTGATCTTCCCGTTTTACAGCTCAGACGACACGCTTACCTGCGGCAAGACCAAGAACATGAACTATGAGCGAACGTCCAAAGGCTCGTTCTGCGGCACTGGCGCTAAGTTAATCCTATTCGGTTGGCAGGCAATGAACCCTAACGCGCGAACGTTATGGATAACTGAAGGTGAATTAGACGCTATTGCTTTATCTGAACTAGGTTTCCCTGCTTTATCCCTGCCTAACGGCGCTGCTGGTTTAACGTGGATACAACATGAGCTGCCAAACCTAGACCGCTTTGACGAGATTGTGATCGCCACCGATCAGGACGAGGAAGGTGAGGCGTGCGCTCAGAAGTTAATCGGAAGACTGGGCGAGCGTTGCATGCGAGTGCGCTGGGAAGGTGCAAAAGATGCAAACGAACTACTTCAAAAGCTGGGTTATGACCACGCCAAGCTTGCCGTCCAGAAGGCTTACGACAGCGCCAAATGGATCGATCCAGACCAGCTGAAATCGGTTATGGAATTCCATCAAGTCCTGGACGATTACTTCGATCTAGAAAACCGAGGGCTGCAAGGTTACGAGGCGGGTTGGGAAAAACTAAACGATCAGCAGATACGATTTCATGGTCTCTGGGGCGTGACTGGAATCAACGGACACGGTAAGTCTATGTGGCTTGGGCAGTTGGTTTTGAATTTGATCAAGCAAGGCGGTAAAGCTCTGATCGCCTCGATGGAAATGGCGCCGAAGCAAACGATTGGGCGAATGATGCAGCAGGCATCGGGTGGTTCCAAGCCGCCTAAACCGTACCGAGATGCCCTACTCAACTGGATGAGCGACTCGTTATGGCTTTATGTCGATCAGCTCACACCTAAGCCAGCACAGCTCATGAAGACATTCGAATACGCTTATCGCAGATATGGGATCGACGTTTTTGTAGTGGATTCTTTGACGAACATGGTTAGGCAAGACGATTACGCCGAGCAGCAAAAATTCGTTGAGCTATTGGTCAATTTCAAACTGCGTCATCCCGTCACTATCTTCTTAGTTACCCACGCCCGTAAGGGTGAGAGTGAAGCCATGGCTCCGAACAAGTTCGACGTCAAGGGTAGCGGATCGATCACGGATTTAGCGGATGGGTTCGTCAGTATATGGAAGAACAAAAAGAAATCTGAGCACCTAGAGGTGTGCGAAATCCTCGGGCGAGAGCCAGACGAGGAGATCATGAAAGGCTGGGATATGTACCTCGATGTCCTCAAAAACCGCAACGGCAGTTTCGAGGGAAAAGTCGGATTTGAAATGCATCAGGACTCCCTGCAATACCTCGAGCGCCGAGCGGGTGCGCCAAAAAAATACATCAACTACAGCAAGGAGTCTTCGTGATTGAGGAAGAACAGTTTGCGGAGAACATCCGCAACGCGGGGGCGGAAATAGCCCATGCAGAGATGGAATTAGCAAAAGCTGACGCAAAAGAAAAACAGAAATTCGCGCAGCTTCAGATGATTGGTGAGCATCAAGGCAATAAAACAGCGGCAGCACAAACAAGGTTCGCTGATGCGTCAGATGAGATGTATCAGATCAGGCTTGCTCGGGGTGTAGCTAAAGGCGCGCTCGCAGCGGCAAAAGCAAACAGTAATGCAGCAGAAGTGGAGTTCAAACAATGGCAAAGCACAGTAGCAAGCGCACGTATGGAGAGACGGACGTATGGGGCTTAGATTTTGAAAGCAAGGTTCACTTTCAGCTGGCGCCTACTCAAAGCACTAATCCTGATGAATTTGAGGATTTTTGCGTATCGCTTTTCAAACTGGCTGAAGAGTTTGGGTTGGGAATCGAAAACATCAAAATTGAAATGGAACTCAATAATGAACAGCCGCACACCCACTAAAGCGGAACGTGTCTGGATGCAGTGTTTACTGGATCACGGCTGCGTAGTTTGCGAGCGACAATTCAAGGTCCACACGCCGCCTGAGATCCACCACATCGACGGAAAAACCAAGCCAAACGCCCACCTCAACAGCATCCCGCTTTGCACGAAGCATCATCGGGGAGGAGAAGACAATGAGATATACACCGCCAGACACCCGTTCAAATTCAGATTTGAGGAGCGATATGGAACAGAAACCGAGCTTCTGGAACACTGCCGATCGAAAATCTTTGGATGATGTCACGCCAGAAGAGTGGGACGAAGTAAGCCGACCAGCTCGCTACACCCAGGGCGACATTGAATCGTGGGACGCTATGCACAGCGCTATGAGCCAAGAAGAATGGAATGGCATGTGTAAAGGGACGATTATGAAATACCTCTGGCGAGAGCAGCATAAGGGCGGCAAAACGGACCTGCTGAAAGCCAAAGCCTGGCTGGACAAGTGGATTGCGACCTATGACGGATAGCAGAGCTAAGGGTCTCCAGTTCGAGAGAGATTGCGCCAAGATGCTTGGGCTATGGCTGACGGATATTACCGGCAATGAGGTCACGTTACGGCGAATCTTGGATCAAACGCGCACCGTTGATCTAGGCGACCTCGAATGGGGACCGCTCAGCTTTGAATGCAAGAGATATAAAGACGGGAACTGGCACCGTCCAGATTGGTGGCAGCAGGTTTGCCGATCGAGCGCCAACAGAGTGCCTATCCTCATATACAAATTTGATCGCCAGCCCATCCGGTTTGTCTTCCCGTTGTGGTCTATCGGTGACTTCCCCAAGGAAGATTCTGCAACCGCCACGGTTAACCCAGAACAGGCTCGATCCATAATAGAGAGGCTTATCAATGAACCCAAATTCACTTCTAAACGCTTGCAAAGCTGCGGCTAAAAAACCGAGTTACGGTCAGGCGTTAGACATGCTCGAACGGAACCTAGATTCTGAATTCTGGGATGTTGCCAAAGCGACCCTCCCCTTCTATGTCTGCGGTCATGTGTTAGACCTTTCGACGGCTGCTGAGCGCCGACAATATATGGAGACCATACCCGCTTCTGTCTACCCGACAAACGCGAAATCCTTAATCGAAATGGGTGTGAGGAAGCTTTATGCAGACCTTCAGAGATGATTTACGGCGAGGAGAGGCTGTTGAAAAAGATTTTCTCGACCGGTTACTCGTCAGTTTCAAGCACGCGACCAAATCAGTAGGCAAAAATAGCAGGTATGACATCCTGATCCCCGAACTGGATGCCAAGGTAGAGGTTAAGTTTGATCCCATGTCCCGCGAGACGGGAAACATTGTTGTCGAGTATTTCCACAACCAGCCTAGCGGTTTGCACACCACCGAGAGTGATCACTGGCTGTTTTATGATGGCGTCGATGAGTATTGGCTTACGCTGACTGATTTGATTGGCATCTGTGCGAGTCAGAGCCCAACCAGGATTCATGGTCGGGGTGATCGGCACCCAAAGTGGGTGTATCTCGTCCCCATTGAGGTTATCCGCAAAAACGCAAGGCAATAAAAACCCCGCCGAAGCAGGGTTCTTATTAACTGTGGAGGGTTAAATCACAATGACCTCTGAGTTAATACTGACACAAATACGAACGTCTTCATGGTGGTGTTGGTAAAAATCTGACATCGAATCTCGGAGCTTTAACGCTTCGCCAATCATTTCGGATTGATCGATAGCAAAGTGTCCTTTGAACAACTGAGTTTGGCTCAAGATCAATGCGGGGGTATCAGCCCTGTAGTCCTCCTCGAAGACGGTAACAACAACGTCAGCTGCTCGCACTTCGTAGAACTTCAAGCATTCGTCTCGGAGTTGCTGGTCTTTATCAGAAAGCATTGCTTCCTTGTTCCATAGCTCAGTACTTAGCTTTTCCAGCTCCTTATCCTGCTGAGCAATCTTGATAGCCTGCTCGTCAATAGTACTTTGCTTGCACTTGTACTTTTTAGCTTCAGTTTTAACTGTCATTTTTTCTATCCTTGATTTTGATTTTTAATAGCTCGCTCGCCATGTTTGGCATTTTTCTGTAATGTGCTGACGAAGGGCTTCGAGTCCAATTACGCACACTGTCAAACGGCAAATTTAATAGATGTGCGATATCTTGGATGGTCATCTCCTCACTTTTTAAAAGTGATCGAAGCTCTTCATTATTGTTGTCTGCGGTCATGGACAAACTCCTTAACCTGCTCAGGTAGCTTGGCTGACTGGATTCTGTGCCAGCTCGTCTTGGCTGCCCCGTGCGGCTCTTGAAGTACCGCTGAGTGAAGCCTCCGCAGCCGAACCAGCTCATCCAGCATGTCGTGCAGATCCCACAGCAAAACGTGCAGGTCTGGCTCATGCTCTACCTGTCTCCACCGGCTGAGGTGCGCCGTTAACGTCTCAACCGGCGCCAACTTTAAAAACAGCGCGAGATCATCTGCAAATGCAGCCCTGTGATCTTTTAAAATGTGCCTCATCTTTGCCACTTCTACTTCTGCGACTCTACTCATATCTGCGCCTCCATTTGCCCATTGATCCATGCCTGCGCGTCCTTTCGGTCTGACCCAAAAGTGACCTGCCTAATAGGCACACCAGTAAAGGCTAGCTCCCGATAAACGACCCCGTAATTGTCTTCTTCAAGATCCTCCGCCTCCTCCATCGCTTCATTCTCAGAGGCATAAGACCAGGCTTCCTTGTTTCGGCTGACCCATGTGCTTTCCCTGCTAAATTCGACCAGATATCGAGCGGGTACTTCCGCGTCATGTTCGAGCAGCTCATCCCAAGCCCAGCTCACGAAGTGTGGATACTTGACTCGAAGTGCGGCGTATCGGTCGCAGAATTCGCTGGAGGTCATGACCTCGCAAATCACTGTGTCATGGCTCAGGCATGCAACCGCTCCTGCGAGCTGAAAGTCGCCGTCCTCCCACATTTCAAACAAGCAGGCGTTGTAGTCGCCGTCCTCAAATTCTGGCACCTCGACCCTCTCGATTAACGCCTCGCCGTCGCTCACGCTCCAAAATTTAGAGCTGTGCTGGTACTGCTGGTACACGACCATCGGCTCCTTGATTCTTCTTAACTGCATTCTTCGTCTCCTTTTTTTTCTGGAACCCATCGCATTTGCAACAGGCGGTTTACACTGCTTTTGGCTGGCTTTTTCATCACGATCAGCCCGTCGTAAAAGAGCACTTCGACCTCCTCGCCAACTTCAAAAACCAAGCCGATAATTTCCGTGTCCAGTTTCAACACCGGTCTGTTGGTTTCGAAATTCGTTAGGTTTGCGGTCCGAGTCGCTGAGATAATCTTCCGATCACCGTCAGGATCCAGTTCAACGTGCAGTTCATTTTGTCGGTGTCGCAAAAAAAACCGTGCTCCGATTTCAAATCCAGATCGAGGTAAACGTTTACCCTCAAGCCATATCCGAATTGAGCGCTCTGCTTTTTTTACCGTCGTTTTTGTTTTGGCAACGATCACCCGCTGTGGTGTG